CGTCGCTAACCTTTTATGTTATTGGTTTGCTCTCGAAGAGTACATGGGGTTAAGATATAAATTACATGAATTACCCGTTCTTGTCAATGGTGACGATATTTTGTTTAGAGCTAATGATGAGTTCTATGAAATTTGGTTGAACACCATCAAAACTGCTGGCTTTGTACTCTCTACTGGCAAGAATTATATACATGAGGATATATTTACTATTAATTCTCAAGTGTATCGTTTTTCCAATGGGGAGATCCTGGAATATGGGTACCTGAATGTAGGACTCTTAACGGGACAAGCGAAACACGGTAAGATGAAGGAGAAGTTACCTTTGTGGGACATTTATAATAAAGTCATGCATCTTGCATCTGACAAAGTTTATGCCCATAGTAAATTTCTCCATTATCACCGTTCTCTTGTACAACAACTTTCAAAGCAGGGAAACTTTCAATTATTCTTTCCTAGGGAATTAGGTGGTCTTGGTTTTGACCTCTACCCTGGTATTGTTTCCGACGTCACACGTTTCCAATTCCAATTGGCTAATACTATGGCACGATCTTTTGACAATCTTAATGGCAAGACTTCCGATGATTTGCTGGCTAGAACTATACGTTTAGTCCAGACAAACACTCCGAAGGTAAGTCAGCCCTTTATGGGTAAGATTAATATTAAAGTGAAACCTAAGTGGCAGCCTCTTGAAGCTGGTTATACTGACGCCCCCATATCTAGCGATGTCTTGTTCTCCACCCCCTTGGGTGATATAGAACCTAAGCTCGCTTATCGATTTATGGACCCGAAGTTTCTCGCGGAATTTCGTCAATCAAAGGTTCGTACGTCGAAAGTAAATCATTACCGGAAATACCTTAATGACCATAATGAGTTTATGTACCACTACATTTACTCTTATGATTATAAGTCCTATGTTGACAGATGCTCATTGGCACTTTCTTCCACATTAAAAAACGGATTAAGAGAGGACCCTTCTGGAGGATTCGTTTGGCTTATGCCGGACCCGAAGTCCAATATCCATGAATCCTTTTGTCTTCCATGCACAAGTATGAGATATATAACACACACTCCTGTGTTTCAATCTCTAACTGATGATTCAGTTTCCGACACGTAGTCGACTTGTGGTACGTCCCAACGACGTACCTATCTTGGAGTCTCCGGACTCCAAATAGCATATATCCAAATCATGCCCAAGAAAACCAATGCAAATCAACCAAGAAAATCAAAGTCCACAAAGCGACCCAATCCCAATAAAATGGAGCAGAAAGTCTTTGCAAATAATCAGATCGCAAATCGCGGAATTTCAAATGTTGTCAAACTTCAAAAGTCTGGCACACTTGGTTTATCGCGTTGTGCACTCAGATATGCTTTGGCTTGTGCGGAACCCTTTCATCCTAAAGCTCGTGGTGTTTGTGGTGTGTTTGGTACTAGTTTTGGTCCTTCGCAGAAAGTTTCAGCTGTTACACGGTTTACTTTTGTCGTTGGGACAGCTGGCTTAGGCTTCGTTGCCATAGCTCCCTGTCTCGCCAATGATGGTATACTCGCTTATGCAACAACTGCATCTTATGCTACCTCAACTGTCCAGATACTCACGGCTAATAATACGTTAAATACAGGTGTTAATACTGTATCAGAATCTCAGATTCCTTATACTACCGCACAATTGAATACTACGTCATCAAGCTCAAATAATCCTTCCCTTTCGGGTCGTTTGTTAGCAGCTGGTGTCCGAGTTACATACGTTGGTACTACTATGAATCAATCTGGTACATATAACTGTCTCGCTCCCTCAGACCACTATAATGTGTCTGTCATCCCGGGCGGGACAACACCTAACACGGTTGCATCCATCCAAACTGATCCGCAGGTTGTCCTTGAACCCTGTGATCGCGGATGGTGCGATATGGCCATTACACCTGCTTTCCCTTATGAAATGGGCTATTCCAGCAGTTCATCAGTTTCCGGTTCTTCTTCAGTCATTTATCCCTATTCTAATGGTTCTACCTACATTAATACGTTTAACTACTCCGCTGCATCAGTTAATGCAGGTGCCCCAATCGCTGTAATAGCGGT